TTTATAATCATTTCTTAAATAAGAACAAAGTGTTCTCCTCTGGTAATTGCAAGTCAAGTTCTTGTGCCGTATACGCATCAAATCCCTCGCCTGCTGCTAACGTCCTAGACATTCTATTATATAGCTTTGCCCTGTTTGGCTCGTCTGCTGTAAACATAAGATTCCACATCTTATATTTTGTTGAACACACTTTCATTATATCTAATACTGTTGAAAACACTTTCAGTTCATCGCCTGTGCCGGTAATGCTTGTGGAGTCTCTATGATTCCTAAGGCCGAACGCAACCTTCCAGACACTGTTTCCTTTGTTTATCGCGTTAACTAATTCAGGAACATTTGCTAGATCATCTCCGTCTAAATCGCGATTGAATTCTACTTCGTAATTTTTAAACATCTTAGATGAGTTTGGATCTATAATCTCAATTTCAAACTCAGCTTTTACAATTCCTATTGCTCCGCCTTGGCGCGCTGGGTGGTACCCCATCATAAAATCCCATTCTAGCCCGCGCTCAAATAATTCATTTATAATCATGCTCGTGTTCCTTTCATTAACGAATGTGGGTGGGGTTGTTTTGTTAGAATATAGACACTGCTTGGCTTATGGGATGGATCAAAGTCGTCGTCTGCTATGTCACTTCTTGCTTGTACTTCCTTCGGCCCGATATAGCGCCAGCCTTTCTTTTCGAGTTGCGAAGCCATCCTGTTATATAATTTAACGCGGGATGGCTCTCTGTTGTCTGCTGTAAACATGAACGTTTGTATATTTTCTATTTCTATTACGTCTTTCATAATTTCCATAACAGTAGTGAGAATGGCTATCGCGTTTCCAGATCCAGTTATAGAATCTACGGATCCTTCTTTTTCTGAATATTGTGTGAAGGTTACTGAAAAAACGTTTTTAAATTCTTCGTGAGGTCCGCCCATTTCTACGCGGTGATGAAAATCTGTTATATCTACAATGTAAGCAAATCCCCCGGAACTAAATTCAGCGCGGTGATCATTGTCTGTAACTGTGCCTGTATATTGCCACGGAATAGTTTTTGTAAATAGTTCAGTAATAAACATACTGCTATTTATCGTCGCTTGGCGTTCTTCCTTGGTTTCTTAGTTTTGGGAGGTCCGCCTAGATTTGAAAATATGTCATCTTCAGTTACAATGCGGAATTTGACGCCCTGTGCTTTGCACCAAGGTCGAGCCACTTGCCACTTAGCTTCGTTTAATATCCATGCTGCTTTATCGCGCTGTGATTTGGCGAACTGTTGATATGCTTCTTTCTTTGGTTTTACTTCGATTACTTCGCCGTGTCGTTTGTGATCTTTACCTAAGTAAACAACAAGGAAGTCTGGAACGTAAACTGTTTTCTTTCCTGTAAATGGATTTATGTATGGAATCATAAAAGGCTCGCTTGCCCAACTTATGACAGCAGGATTTGTATCGCACATACGAGCGAATACAGTTTCCCATGATGAACGCATATAGGGTTTCTTCTTGCCCGCGTACTTATGTGGGTTCTCACATTCGTAAAAGTGTTGTCTATATTTTGACATAGACGTTAACTCAGAATTGTTCGAGAGATGTGCTTATTAACTTTTGGAATATTTTGTACGCCTAACATACTTGTAGGGGTTCTTGAAATGTTTAAGAATAATGCTAACTGGGAATCTAATACAAAATCATCTAAGCCTTCAAATTTATCTAACATCGCCATCGGATCTACTCTTGCTTCTAATGCTGTAACAAGTGTGGTATATACTAAGGCCAGGGCCGTTTCTTTATTGTCGGTTCTCTCAATAAAAAATGCATACAATGCATCTACTACATTTTGAGAAAATTCGATAGGTTGGTCATATACTTGTTCAAAGTATTGTTTTGTTGCGTCCATATCTTTTATGGGTAAGTTAGTTGAAATTGCCATACTGTTATTTAGTTGTTAAGTTTTTGCCGTTAGATGCAGCAACTCGTCTAGCATCTGCGGTTCCGACTTGTGGTTCTCCGGAAATATTACGTGCTGCTCTTGCTCCGGCGGTGTTTTCTTGGAAGGAGTTAATTGCATTTGTGATCGGGGCTGGGAAATTATAACGGTCAGTAACATCGTTGCCGTTAACTATATCCTTGCCAAAGTTTAAACCTTCAGCCAGGATTGCATCTTTAAGTCCGCCCCTGTTGTCAGACAAAGCAACGTCAAGCAATCCACCAACAAAATCTCCGTTAGCAAACTGATCGAATATTCCGCGTGACGCTCTTATCTCACCGCCACTAGCAACTACCGATGGAGGTGGTCCTGCTCCAATGCCATCGCCCAACGGACTAAATCTATTATCATAATGTACGTCGGTAAAGTATTTTGGTTCGTCGTTGTCATCAGAGATTACACCATGGGAATATAACAATGTCTCGTACGTAATTGACATAGAGTTTTCCATAAGGGTGTCACTGTCTCCTGCATGTTTGCCATGTTTCCAAGATTTGATTAATGGATTAATAAATGTGTATCCGGTATATTTGTGCTGTGACAAACTGTAAACTCTAATAGATTTAAAGAAAGGAAACTCTGGAGGAATATAACCCCAGTCTTGTCTAGTTCTAGCATCGTATTTCGTATCGAGTGCATATGACTCCGGAGTTCCGTACGAATCCCCGTAGTAATATTCGTAATACGCCTGCCACATAGAATTGGTTAAGTTAGCTGAATCATCGTGGAATGTAATACCAACATCGCTGTATTCAATCTTAGATTGAATAACATTTTTCCTGTTGTAGGCATTTTGTTGTTTGGTATTGATTGTGAATGAGGGCAGGTCTACACTTTTAACAAGTAGGCCCGCTTCTATTCTTTCCACTGAATTTGCTTCACCAAAGCCAATGCCTGTACCAAAATCAAAAGCAACGTGGAATAGAAATCCTTGCTTCGGCATGAAGCGAAAGTTAGCGTCCGCAAATAATTTACTCGCATGGCGATAATCCCGTAGCGTAACTTCGGGATTAGTTGTTAAATAGCCGTCGTTCAAAGCCATTGCTATTAACCTGTTAGAACGTCACCTGTAGTTCTAGGTACCGGGGCTCCTACGCCATTCTCTAATGGAATCTGCAGGCAGTTATCGGCACGCCAGGTTAGGCCGATCATCATTGGATCGTCGTTGCTGTAGTCGCCATCGCCCCAGCTTGTTGCTGTAATGAAGCAACCATAGTATTCCCATGTTTCTAATACTACTGGCTCATGGATTCCGTTTGCGCCGTCTAATACTTCAAAACGTGTGATGTATTTGTAGTCGATGCCGGATGCTGCAGAAGACTGTTCCATAAAGTCGAATTGCTTTTGTAGTTGTTCGCCAACTAAACGTGCAACGTTGCCGGAAGCATCGTCGCGCAGTGTGCATTCGCCTGTGGACCATTCTGGCTTGCCTTGGTAATATATCTTGCTGTTATAAACATCAATCGTCTTGTCCGGTGTTGTTGAACTTGGACGCTTGAATGTTGCAATTTGTTTTGTTAATTCCGAACGTGGAGTAGTTACGCCAAAGTTCTCAAATGAGACCCTGAAACGAAAACCCAATTTCGGCATTAGTAGTCCTTGGTTGCTTGCGCTCTGGTCGGAGGCTAGCGGGACAGTGAATCTTGTTAGTGATGATACAGACATTTTAATTTCCTCTTAATGTATATGCAATATTTATCATACGCTATTCAAATCGTGGATTTAGGAATTAAAAATTATGTACGTATATTATTCGGGGCTGGGACTATTTTTCTTGGGGATTGTATTGGTTAAATTTTGTTGGTGCATCATGTACATGGCATCCAATCTGCCACTTAGTATGCCTACTTCTTTTTTGATTTCTCCGCGCTCTTCTGAATCTACTAGTCTTGCATCAGCACATTTTTGCTCGGCTTTATAGAGATGTCGAATCATCCACGCTGCGACAGCAAGCACGATTATTAGTATTCCAATGATACCAAGTTGTTCAGCATTATTGGCTAGTGAAACTAGGGCTGCTTCCATAAGGACATATTCCTTTTTCGATAATGTTATTTATCTAATTAAGTCGAAAAATCGGGCCAGACTAGAAAATTATGCGAGAGATAATCAATCCTACAAATGTAAAGGCTCCGGCAATCCAATAACATTTGTGTAATTTAAGGAACTTGTTCTTTTCGTGTAATTTAGATGCTGCAAGGACGTGCTCGCGCGCCGCTATGATGCCGCCCATTTGTCGGAAAAATATGTTGAACAATGCGCCGCCCAACATCATTGTTACACCTAAAGGATGTTGTATTAAAGTTAAGAACCAAGTCACACCCCAATATAAATTATCTATAAAGTTGGTAGCGAATCCAACCCATATGCCTCGGGCTAGTTGTCCTGCAGCATCAATTGGAGTCTCCTTAGCAAAAGTTGCCTTCACTGAAGGCCACCATATATACAAAATTTCTAGGCAGTAGAATAGAAATGGAACCGTTAATGCCACGGACATGATTATAATTAATTCGTTTAGTGCTATCATAGTGTGTTATTTACCAATTAATATCTTAAATATTATAATACTATATTTGCGACAGGCACAATTATAAGGGGCCATTCTCGGCCCCTTAATTGATTATTTTACTATTTAAATTTCGCCAGTGTTCTTAATACGCAGTGGAACATAAATAAATTCTGCTGCCTTAACTGGTTCGATGCTTACATCTGCCCAAAGTTCGTTACGATCGATCCTTGCATTTGTGTTATTAGATTTGTCACAAACTACTAGGTAATCGTAAACGCCGCGCTTCGCGACTAGTTCATTCATGTATTTTTCAATTTCATTTTTGAACTCGTCACGTGTTAGCTTATCATTAGGTTCGAAGATAAACGGACGTGCAATTAAGTCTAATACATAACGCAGGTTCGCTGTTAAGCGAGCAACGTTAATGCGATCCAATGCCGATACAGTTGAAGAACGAGTCTTTTGTCCGTACACTGTAATGCCTGCTCCTGGTAGCACAGAGATTGGGTTGACACTATTTGTATAAAGTACATCACGTAGTCCTTGACCAACGTTAATTGATTGGAACTCTCCGGAGTCTGCTTCGATGTAACCGATTGCAGTTGCATTGTCAACAATACCACGTCGAACACCAGCTGGTGCAATCCATGGGTAAGAAACATTGTCGCTCTTAATAATAGCACGAAGTGACATGTAACTTGATGGCATAACAACTTGCTGGCCGTTTAGATCATTGCCAAGTCCTGCAGGGTAATAAACACCTAAGTACGGATTATATGTTACAAGTCCGTCGAGGCCGTTGTCTGTTGCTAGATTAGCGTTGGATGCCCAATTTTGAATTGCAAGCGAAGTGCTTTCAAGTCCCATTGGAGAATCTCCAACTGCGAATGCTGTTTCTTTTCTATCAACGTTAAGAGTTACTAGGTTAGCAATTAGCTCAGGATAGCCTGGAGCTGATAGCAAGTTAACAGTGGTTGTTTCTTCACGTGCTGTAATGCTAGAATCAATGCCGCCTTTCATTGCTGTAACAATCATGTTACGCACTGCGCTAGAGCCCATGTAAGGACTGCCGTCTAGTTGGTTACCAGATGCTGTCTTCCATGTGTTAGTCTCTGCTGGAAGTGTTCCTGCAAAAGTGTCGCTGTTGAAATAATCAACAACAAATTGCTTCACAACAAAACCGCTTCTGCGTGTATTCCACAGCAGAGTTCCTTTTGGATATAGATCTGCTTCCGGGGCGTCTAAGTCTAGGTAGTCGCTTGTAAGTAAATCAAGAATTGTTGTAAGGTCATCCGTAATTACATCTGCTGTACCGGCATCGTCCCAACGCGCATCTGCAAACAGAATACCGTTTTCGGTTGTTTGGTCAGCGTTGTCGATTAATACCCAATCGCTAATGCTTCCACCTAAATCAGTGTAGCGATAAATGACTGGGTAGTTGTCTAGGTCACCTGTGTTGATCCAAAGATCGCCATGCTCTAGTGCAGTACCATCAGATTGTGTTGTAGGCTCGGAAGCTGCAACTTGTGGTCCTGCAGGATCCGTTACGGATAAATCTGCACCACGTGAATCAATGCCACCGTTTAAGTAACCAACCCATGCACTGCCATTGTGTACCATAATGTCAACATCGTTAACATCACTAAAGTACCAAAGTGTTCCGTCAACAGGATCAACACTAGGAGCAGTTTCAGAAGCCGTGTAAATTGGCTTAATCCAGTTGCTTACGATCATGTCAGTTGGTGAACTATTGCCTGCTTCAACGTATAGTGAAGAAGTGCTAATGCCCATGTCGTTTATTGCTGTTCCTTGAGAGATTGCATCTACTAAGACAAGTGTTCCGCCTAGTGTGTGAGTAATTTCAATTTGCCCTGCTGTATTAACTGCCGCACTAACTCCTGCGATACCTGCAGTAAGAATGTCTGTTACGACTTCTGCTGCTGTGGTACCAGTTAAGGTAATTGTTGTTGCTGCCGGAAGCGTGTCGCTACCTGCTGTAGAAGCTTGGATAGAGAAGTCATCGCCCACTGTAAAGGTAACTGGAAGTGTTGCAGAACCCGTTACAGTTGTTTCGCCTGCTACGGCGCGAGTATAAAGTGAGTATGTTAATGTATCATCTTCTATTGTATCGTATCTCCAGTAAAGCGAACCGGATGCTACATTAATTCCGCCGCCGACCGAATCAAGTGCTTTGTCAGCACTGTAATGATTTGCATATAATGCGGAATCAATTTGTTGGAATTCTTCAACAGATTCAACAAAACGATTAACTTGGAAATCTGCGCCTTGGTTAGGAGATGTAGTCTTAGACCAAACACTGCCCGAAGGACGTGGTTGAGTGTCTGTTGCTTTCCATTCTGGAACCGAGGTGTGAGCTGATAGTTGAACTTCTGCTGCC